ATTCCTGGGCCGAGTGGTATGAGTGTTTTATCCCTGAAGACTATAAACACAATAAGCAATTAGGTTTAGATTTTTTAAATAATTACGACAGTAGTATAGATACTTTTGTTGATTCAAACTTAGAGTATAATTTAGCTTTTAATTTTAATGAAACCCTACATTTGAATACATTTGTTAATGTTCTCACAGAAACCTTATTTGAGAATGAGACAATTTTTTTATCTGAAAAAATATTTAAACCTATAATGGGTTGCCAACCATTTATAGTATTTGGTAACCCGGGTACACTACAAGAGTTGCAAAATATAGGATTTAAAACTTTTAATGAATTTTGGGATGAAAGTTACGATAGTGAGTTAGACTTTACTAAAAGATTAGCAAAAATAATTAATATACTAAAAAATTTAGCAAAAAAAACTAATAAAGAACTTTTGGAGATAACAAATAAAATGCTTCCAATTTTGCAACATAATTACGAACATATAAGATTAGCTGCAAGAGATGAAGTATGGCAATTAAAACAAACTTTAGATGAGCAATTCAACAAGCAACTGTAAGCAATCAGAAAATTTCTGTGCTGCACTATGGATGCACCTACACGTACTTAATGACGGCAGTACCTATCCTTGTTGTATGACTCCTATGGAGAAGAAAAATACTTTAGGTAATGTAAATGATAATTCTCTTTTCGAGATTATGAATAGCGAAAAAGCTAAGTAATGCGAAAAGATATGCTTGAAGATAAACCTTTACCTGCATCTTGTAACAGATGTGTAAGTAAGGAAAGTTCTGGAATGACAAGTATGAGATCTGGAATGAATCACCACTGGTACGATCAAATAGAAGATCTAGTAGAAAGTACAAAAGAAGACGGTAGTATAGACGAATTAAGATTATTATATTGGGATTTTAGATTTAGTAACTACTGTAATTTAGCATGTAGAACCTGCTCACCTCTTTTTAGTACATCTTGGAATAAAGACTTTGTAAAGATCTTTGGAGAAAACGCAGCACCACCAGAACACTTAGGGTTAATAAATCTAGACGGTGCTACAAACTTTTGGCAAAATATAGAAGAGACTATCCATACAGCAAAAGAAATTCATTTTGCAGGAGGAGAACCTTTAATTATGCCAGAGCATTGGAAGCTTATTGAGATGTTAGAAGAGCGTAACCTTTATGATATTAAACTTAAGTACTCTACTAATGCTACAATGTTAGAAAATAAAGGAAGAAATATAGTAGATATATGGAAAAAGTTTAAACATGTTCACCTAAGTTTATCTATAGATGGAACAGGTGATCTTTTTGAATTAGTTAGACATAATGGTAAATGGCCTAAAGCTAAAGAAAATTTATTAAAAATTGAAGAAGCAGGAATTGACTACTGGTTACATCCAACAGTTAGCCTACTTAATATTTTTAGGATAGATGAAATGCATAAAGACTTTTTTGAAATGGGATTAATACCTATAGAGAAAAAAGTACACGAAGAATTTGACTTTAACCCAAATTTTTACTTTACAAGTAGGTTTCATATTAACCCTGTTTTCTGGCCTAATTATTATGCATTAGAGACATTACCCGTAGAGTTGAAACAGTTAGCTACTGAAAAAATAACAAAGTATGGTAGACAATTAGAAAAAGATCACGGTATACCTTTCTCAGGATGGGAAGGTTTATTAGATATAATGAATAAGAGCGAAGGGAATCCAGAGCAGTTTAAAAGATTTATACAAGTAACTAAAGATTTAGATAAGTTGAGAAATCAAGACTTTTTAAAACTAAACCCAGAATTTAAACCATACTTTTAATGAAAGGATTTATTTGGAATATTAAAACAGAAAAAGAGTTCTGTGAAGTAATGAGAAAGGAATACTACACTGTTACACATTATAATGACTTTACTCAAAAATACTCAGAAGAAGATTCGTTTAATGTAACAAGAACGTATTTATCTGACTATGAAAAAGAACTAACAGATACTGCTATTAAAAATAAGAAAACTGTTCTTACCCCGGAAGATGTATACTACTATATTAATGAATACGGAACCCGTGGTGAATGGAGTATAAAAAACTGTAAACCAGAATATATTAATATAGCCGTACTTGGCTGTAGTTTTACTTTCGGAGTAGGAATATCCGAACCAAAAATCTGGCCTGCACAAATTAAACAAAACTTACCATCAAATAAACATATAAACGTTATTAACCTCGGATACCCGGGAGGTAGTATTTCAAAGTCGTTAAAACTGTTTAAGTACATAACTGATATTAGTAAAATAGATATAGCAATATTCTTACTACCTACCCATTGGAGAGAAGAGTATCCACATTTTGTTAGTAATACTGATGATACTGTAGTATACGCTAATTTAATTCCTAACTTTAGCACAGTACATATAGAAGAAGTATGGAAGGATTACTACAAGTATTCCACAGAAGCTACCCGGCTCTACGATACAATAAGGCATATTGATCATATAGAACTTATTGCAAAAAATAAAAAAGTTGAGACGTACTATAGTTCATGGGATAGAGAATTATTAACCTCTATAAGGCCCTATATAAATAAAAGACAAGAACTTCCTTATTTTAAATTTCTTGAAAATATGTTAGGTCCTGATTTATCTAATAAGTATGCAAGAGACGGTAGTCACCCGGGAAAAGCTTCGCACGATCTTTTTGCAGCAGAAATAGTAGATCACCTAGTAAGTGTATCAGACGTTGAGGGAATTTTAACAAAACCAAAATTAATATAAAATGAAAATAGGTTTTATAGGGGTAGGTAAATTAGGTAAAGATGCTGCTGAAGTTATGTATGAAGCAGGTCATGAAGTAACTGGGTATGATATAAAATTAGTTGATACAGTTATTACAATGGTCCTAACGTTAGAAGAGGTTTGCAAGAATAAAGAACTAATATTTATAGCCGTACCAACACCACATCATCCAGATTATGATGGAAGATACCCAACATCTCACCTACCTAATAAAGATTTTGACTACAGCATTGTTAAAGATATCTTAGAAAAAGTAAACGAATATACAACAAAAGACCAACTAGTAGTATTAATCTCAACAGTACTACCGGGTACTATTAGAAGAGAGTTTATACCGTTAGTTAAAAACTACCGATTTATATACAATCCCTATTTGATTGCAATGGGAACTGTAAAGCAAGATATGATTAGACCTGAAATGATAATAGTAGGGACTGAAGATGGAACACAGACAGGAGATGCTAGTAAGTTAGCAGAATTTTACGGAACATTTGTCTACCCTAAGACAAGGTATGAAGTAGGGACTTGGGATGAAGCAGAAGCAATTAAAATATTTTATAATACATTTATATCAACAAAAGTAGCTCTTGTCAATATGATTCAAGATGTTGCCGAAAAGAACGGTAATATGAATGTAGATGTAGTAACAGGTGCATTAGAAAGATCAACATACCGAATACTAGGACCTGCTTATATGAAAGCCGGAATGGGAGACGGAGGTGGATGTCATCCTAGAGATAATATAGCATTACGTTATATGGCAGAACATTTAGAGTTAGGTTATGATCTTTTTGATTCTATTATGAAAGCAAGAGAGATACAGGCAAAAAACTTAGCAGAAAAGTTGGTTTCTATAGCAAAAGTTCGTAACTTACCTATAGTAATACTTGGGAAGACTTACAAACCTAAAGTACCCTACGAAGATGGATCATCCTCTATACTGGTCGGCTACTACGTAGAACAGTTAAGTGTAAGTGTTTGCTACGACTTAGAAGACCCTATCGAAGGTGTTTACCTACTAGGACATTATGGAGAACATTACGATTATAAGTTCCCTAAAGGTTCAATAGTACTAGATCCGTGGAGAAGCTTTAAATCAAACGATATTGAAGTTGTATATTACGGTAATACTAGAATAAATGGCTAGAGCTATAATCATATCAGGATTACTTCATAACCTTTCAGATAATTTTATAAGATTTGTAGAGGATATAGGAGAAGAAGTAGATACATACGTACATACTTGGAATGATATAGATAATTTAAGATGGGTAAACAAATTACTGAGGTACCAAGATAGAACAAGAATAACAGTAAACATGGAAACATGTCCTGATTTTGAAAAAAAATATTTAATATTACATTCTACTTATAAAGCAGTTAATCTAATTCCTGATCTAAACAAATATGAAACTATTATTAAATTTAAACCAGATTTAGATACAGATTATATACCTTATAATAAGACAATTGAAAAGTACTATACTGAGGGTTATTTACATTCCTACCCCTTGATGAAAGATAAGTCTAGAGAAGACTTTATTTACGGTAGAGTGTTATATAAGACAATAGATGAACGAATGTTCTCTGCTTATCCTTCAGCAATAGAAAAACTATTTTTAAGACCTTATAACGATTATTTCGATGATATTCATAATCTAGATAAATTTTTACAAAAAAAGTATACGAAAGACTATGAGGGGAGTATACTCTGGACTAATTATATAAAAGAAAGAGAATTAGATATTATACAGGATCTAACACTCCAAATACCAAACTGTAAATCTAAAAGTTATTAAAATGTCACAAGAACAAAAGTTACAACAAGAAGAGATAGACAGTATTAAGATGATACAGTCTCAAAGAATTAAATTAAACGAAGAGCTAGCAGCAATTTCTTTAGCTGAATTTGAGTTAAAAACTCGTAAACAATCAGCAGAAAACTTTTACAACTCGTTAAAAGAAACAGAAAAATCCATCGCATCAGACTTACAAATTAAATACGGATTTCAAAAAGTTACTCTAAATCTAGAAACAGGAGAAATATCGGAGGCTTAGAGAATAACAAGTAGAGTGTTTCAGCTGAATACACCTATTTATATACGTAGTTAAATTAAATCTTTTGAAAAGGGTTTCGAATTTATTAAGATATTTATTTTAGAACCCAACTAACAAATAATAGAGACATGGCAGAAACATTAATTTCACCAGGTGTATTAACGAGAGAAAATGATATTTCGTTTATCCAACCACAAGCGGCTGCAGTAGGTGCAGCGTTTATTGGTCCAACAGTAAAAGGCCCGGTAGAGCAACCTACAGTAGTAACTTCTTACGGACAGTACCAAAGATTATTTGGAACCACAATAGAATCTGGTTCTAATAGCTATGAGTATTTAACATCAATCGCAGTAAAGAGTTACTTTGAACAAGGAGGAAACACAGCATTAGTTACTAGAGTAGTATCCGGCTCTTACACAGCAGCAGATAATACTACATTAACAACTGTAGGTGCATCATTTACTAATCCTTTCCAATTGGAAACATTAGGTAAAGGCGCTATCTATAATAATGCAACTGGATCTGCTTCAACAACAGCTGCTCATAACGCAGACGGTTCTCTTGCTTTAGGTAATGCTGATAACATTAGATACGAAATCGTAAACGTTAATAATACTAGCGGTACATTCTCATTATTAGTACGTAGAGGAGATGATAGTAGAAAAAATAAGATTATCTTAGAAACATTCAACGATCTATCATTAGACCCAAATTCAGAAAATTATATCGAAAGAGTAATTGGTAACCAAGCTGTATCAAAAACAGTAGAAGGTTCAGAAGTATTTGTTAGTACAACAGGGGAATATGTAAACAAATCTAACTATATTAGAGTAAAGGCGGTAAGTCGTCCAACTTTAAACTACTTAGCTAACGATGGTGTAACAGTTAATACCTTATCCGGAGTTTCTCTTTCAGGATCTCTACCGGTAGCTCAGTCAGGTTCATTCTATAATGCAACAGGCTCACCATTTGCAGGAAAAGGAGAAGGAGCTAAGTTCTTCAAGTATATCACTAATACAGATACACAAGGTTTAGTAGCAGCAAATTATGCAGATGCTATTTCAATCTTAAATAACAGAGACGAATACCAATTCAATATAGTAACAGCACCAGGTCTTGTTTATGACTTCGGTACACATAAAGCACAATTAGATTCTATCATATCATTAGTAGAAGGTAGAGGAGATGCAATCGCAGTAATTGACTTAGAGCAATACGGCGCAACAGTATCAAACGTAACAGCAGCAGCTGGAACGGTTAACTCTTCTTATGCAGCAGCTTACTGGCCTTGGTTACAAACACAATCTGCTACAGGTAAGAACGAATGGGTTCCTGCTTCAACAGTTATACCGGGTGTTTATGCTTTCACTGATAGTGCAGCGGCACCATGGTTCGCACCAGCAGGTTTAGTTAAAGGAGGTATTCCTAACGTAATACAAGCAGAGCGTAAAGTAAGCCGTGAGCAACGTGATTTACTATATCGTTCTAATGTTAACCCAATTGCTACATTCCCTGGACAAGGTATTGCAGTATATGGTCAGAAGACTTTACAGAAGAAAGCTTCAGCTTTAGATAGAGTAAACGTTCGCCGTTTATTAATCGAATTGAAACGCTTCATTGGAGGTCAAGCTAACAACTTAGTATTCGAACAAAATACAATCGCTACAAGAAACAAATTCTTAGCAATAGTTAACCCTTACTTAGAATCAGTAGTTCAACGTCAAGGATTATATGCTTACAGAGTAGTAATGGATGATTCTAACAATACAGCTGATATCGTAGACAGAAATCAGATAGTAGGTCAGATCTTTATCCAACCAGCTAAGACTGCAGAATTCGTAGTACTTGATTTCACAATTGAACCAACAGGAGCAACATTTGTAGCTTAATTAAAATAATTGATATTTATATAAAACAGATAATAAAATGGCAGTATTAGATTCTAACGAAATTATGTTCAGAGCCTTCGAACCGAAGGTACAGAATAGATTCATCCTATACAGTGACGCTATACCATCATTCATGGTTAAGGCAGTAACTGCTCCATCTTTCACAGATGAGGAGATCAAATTAGATCACATCAACTCTTATAGAAAGATTCGTGGAAAGAGAAACTGGGAAAACATGGATATGACATTATACGATCCAATTAACCCATCAGGTGCACAAGCAGTAATGGATTGGGCACGTCAATCTTACGAGTCAGTAACCGGTAGAGCTGGTTATTCAGATTTCTACAAGAAAGATTTAACTTTGAATCTTTTAGGACCAGTAGGTGATATCGTATCAGAGTGGATCGTTAAAGGAGCATTCATCGTAAACATGGCCCAAGGTTCTTTGGACTGGTCAACTAGCGATGGTGTTGAATTAACAATCACTGTAGCGATGGACTACTGCGTACTTAACTACTAATCTGCCTGTAATATATATAAAAAGAGCCCGGAGAAATATTTCCGGGTTTTTTGTTGTTTATAAAAGTTATTTTTCATATATTTATATGAAATAACGTTATTTAAAATAAAATTTATGGATCAAACACAAAAATTCCCTACAGAAATTGTAGACTTGCCTTCGAAAGGATTATTATATCCGGAAGAGCATCCCCTAGCATCAGGTACAGTAGAAATGAAGTACATGACAGCTAAAGAAGAAGACATTCTTACTAACCAAGGCTTTATCGAAAGAGGAGTTGTAATTGACAAGTTATTACAGTCTTTGATTGTAACCAAGTTTAACTATGATGATCTTTTAGTAGGAGACAAGAATGCTATCTTAATTGCAGCAAGAGTACTAGGGTACGGTAAAGACTACGAATTTAACTATCAAGGACAGACTGAAATAGTAGACTTATCCTTAATTGAAAATAAAGTTTTCGATGAAAGCTTATTTCAAGATAGGGTAAATGAATTTGCTTTTGAATTACCATCTACAGGTAACAAGATTACCTTTAAGTTACTCACTCACGGTGATGAGCAGAAGATTCAACAAGAGATAAAAGGTCTTAAAAAGATACAAAAAGAGTCTTCCCCAGACTTATCTACTAGATTAAAGCACATGATTCTTTCTGTTAACGGAGCTACCGATACAAAGAGTATTAGAGATTTCGTAGATAATCATTTTTTAGCAAGAGATTCCCGTGCATTTAGAAAATATATCTCAGAGTTCCAACCAGATGTAGATTTGAAATTTTATCCAGAAAATGGACCAGAAGGAGGGGTTGACATTCCGATTGGAGTAAGCTTTCTTTGGCCTGACGCCAACATATAGGGTACAGATTTTTAATCAGATACACGAAATAGTATTTCACGGAAAAGGTGGATACGATCACGATACTGTATATGCAATGCCTATATGGCTACGTAATTTTACCTATCAGAAACTAAGTGAATACTTTGAAAAAGAACAAGAGGCTATGAATAAGTCTAAGAGCAAAGCACCAAGCAAATCAGCTCCTAGAGGACCTTCAGTAAGAAAACCTTCTTATAGTACTAAGGCTCGCCCATAAAGCGAGCTTTACCTATTTATATGATATAAGTACATCCAGTAAATGGCCGCAAACGATAATACACAGTTAGAAGAAGCAAGAAGACTCTTACAAGAGATTAATACCTTGAGAGCTAGAATGAATCAGCAACCGTTAACCTTAACGCCAGCTGATGCTGTACAAAATATGCAAAGTTTGCGCAATGAACTGAGAGGGGTACAATCCCAATTCGGTGAAATTGATAATACTGCAACAAGTCTTTATGATCAAGTAAGAGCAATCTCTTCGGAATTTAAAAACCAGCCAGGGGCATTGCAGAAGATTAGAGGCTCTATGAAAAAAATAACCTCTATTGCAGAAGAACTTAAAATGGAAGAACAGGGTATAAGGGATCTATCTGTAAAACAGTTAGACGACTTAGCTCAAAGACTAAAAGATAATAAAAAGATACTTGATGATGAATCGCAAAGGCTACTTAACGGAGAGGATTTATCAGAAGCTGCTCAAAATAATGTAAAGCAGATTCAAGAGTTTATAGAGGAATTAGGCGGAGTAGGGAACCTTATGGGAGGTAACTTAGATCTTGCACTAGACATGGTTAACATGGCGGAGAACCTTACCGCAGAACAAAAAGCAGCTTTATCTAACTACATAGATCAAGGAAGTGCAATTAGTAGTATTGCAGGAAAGATAGAAGAAGTAAAAGAAAAGCAAAAAGAAGTTAATAAACTCTTAGGAGTTGGAGGCGCGGTTATAGGTGGAATGGAAGGGTTGATGGGGAAGTTAGGAATCAGCGGTGGAAGATTCGGCGATGCTGTTAAAGAAGCTAAAGATAGGATGAAGGATACTGCTACAGCAATTCAATCCGGAGCACAAAAAGGCGGTAAATTATCAGTATTAATGTCAGGCTTAGGGCCTCTAGCAAAAGGTTTTGGAGCAGCATTATTAGATCCTTTATCTATAATATTGAAGATAGTAGACGCTTTCTTTAAAGTAGATAAAGCAAGCACAGAAGTACAACGATTAACAGGTCAGAATTCAGATGCAATAGCAGGAGCAAACTTTAGATATGCTACTTCGGTAGACTACCTACAGACAATAGCTGAGCTTACAAAGCAGACTGGTATGAGTGCTCAAAACATATTCTCACCTCAAGTTATAGCAGGAGCAGCTGAATTAAAAAATACAATGGGACTTGCTGCTGACGAAGCAGGAGGTCTTGCAATAATGGCCCAGACTACTAGCGGCGATATCGATAAAACAGTCGATAGTATAGTAGATCAGACAAGTGCCTTTAATAAAGCAAATAGATCTGCAGTTAATCAAAATCAAGTCTTAAAAGATGTAGCAAAAGCATCAGACGGTATTAAAGCCTCTTTAGGAGGAAATCCTGCCGCTCTTGCCAAAGCCGCATCTGCAGCCCGTAGACTTGGAATGGAGTTAGGGCAGATAGATAAAATAGCAAGTTCCCTTTTAGATTTTGAAGATTCTATTTCAAAAGAAATGGAAACTGAGTTATTAATAGGAAAAGATTTAAACCTAAACAAAGCTAGAGAGTTAGCTTTAAATAACGACTTAGCTGGATTAGGAAATGAGTTATTTAAAAATGCAGCAGATATTAACGAATTCGGTAAAATGAACCGTATTCAACAAGAGTCTTATGCCGCTGCATTAGGTATGACTAGAGATGAATTAGGAAAGATAGCATATCAGAAAGCAATTGAAGCAGGAATGACAGAAGAGCAGGCTGAAGCAGCCGCTGGAGTTAGAGCTGAAGATATGAAAAGAGCAGAAATACTAGAACAGCTTCAAAATTCTGTTGATAAACTTGCACAAGCATTTGCACCTCTTTTAAGTATAATAGGAGATATTGTCGGTATTATAGCCCCCGCTATTCAAATACTAGGAGGTATTGTAGGATATGCTGTTAAGTTTTTAGATACATTAGGTATTATAAAACCTTTAATTATAGGTATTGTAGCTGTAATGGCTGCAGGTAAGATAGCAAGTTTCTTTGGGTCCGCAACATCAGGAGCTATGAAGTTCATGGACTCATTAAAAGGAATGAAATTCTCTTTTAGTGGAATGATGGACTCAGTTAAGAGCTGGGGATCAGGGATTAAAGACGCTTTTAAAGGAGGAATGTCAGGAGCAGGTAAATTAGCTGACACGGTAAAAGATAAAGGTGCAGACGTAACAAAAGACGCTGCAGGTAGGTTTAGAGATGCAAAAGGTAGATTCGCTAAAGCACCAGGGGCGGATAAAGCCGCAGACGTAGCTGGTAAAGCAAAAAATGGTATGACAGGTAAAGCTGCAGCTCAAACAGGAGATTTAGCCGGTAAGACTAAAGGTGCAGAAGGAGAAGGACCGGGAGGATTTTTAAAATCATTAGGTGATGGATTAGCATCAATTGGTAGACAATTTGGTGATGTAGTAAAAGGTGCATTAGCTATAGGAATTGCCGGTCTAGCTTTAGGCGGTTCATTTGCATTAGCTCTCAAAATGGTGGACGGTGTTGATCCGGTTTCTATGTTAGCATTTGCTACATCTATAGGAATCTTTGGAGCATCGTTAGCATTAGTAGGTAAGTTAGGAAATGACGCAATTAAAGGAGCTATTGCAATGGGCATAGCTGGGGTTGCCTTGATACCGGCAGCATACGCATTTAGCCTTATGGCAGGTGTAGATCCAATGTCAGTGTTAGCTTTATCAGGGAGTTTAATAGCTTTAGGTATTGCCGCCGCTTTAATGGGTAATTTAGGAGGACAGATAATAATGGGAGCTCTAGCTTTAGGTATATTAGCATTAGCTTTAATACCAGCGGCTTACGCTTTTAGCCTTTTAGGATCAGTAGATCCAATGTCGATAATGGCTATGACAGGAAGTTTAATAGCTTTAGGAGCAGCTGCCGCCCTTATGGGAATGACAGGACCGATGGTAATAGCTGGAGCATTCGCAATAGGGATATTAGCATTAGCATTAATACCAGCTGCATATGCTTTCAGTTTACTAAAAGGAGTAGATACAGGTTCAATAATTGCATTCTCAATTGCGTTACCTTTATTAGCATTAGCTACAGCAGGGCTAGGACTTGTAGCTCCATTTATAATGGCTGGAGCCGCTGCATTAGCAGTATTAGGTTTAGCTTTAATACCTGCCGCAGCAGCATTCGGTATAATGGCTGGAGCGGATATACAAGGAGTAGTAGATAAACTTTCAATGTTAGCTGTAATGGGACCTGGTTTAATTATGGCTGGAATAGGTTTAATGGCAGCCGCTGGAGGATTAGCATTCTTTGCTGCTGCTTTAGCAGGTGGAAGTTTAATGTCAGGACTTACTTCATTATTTACAGGTGGAGGAATTATAGAAGATCTACAGAACTTAACAGCCATGGCAGGACCGTTACAATCAGTAGCAGGTTCATTAACAATGATAGCCGCAGCATTAGGAGGCATCGGAGCTGCTTTAGCTACACTAGAGACTGAAAAGTTAGAGGAGATGCAATCACTTATTAAAACAGCAGCTTTTGCAGCACCTGCAATAGCAGCCGTAGGAGCAATAGGAGATTTTGTATCAGGTATTACCGGTGGTGGAGAATCTGAAGGAGGAAAATCAGAAAGTAATGATAAGTTAATTGCAAAAATCGATGAATTGATAATTGCAGTTAAACAAGGTAAAAATATTAATATGGATAGTAGAAGAGTAAATAACTCTCTACAACAATCAGCAACCAATACATAATAACAAACTATTTATAAACGAACTAATAAATTAAAAACAATGAAAGGAATTTTAGACAATCAGACTCCAAATTCTAGATTAGGATTGAAGGGTAAGACTCCAAAAGTACCAGTAGGTGCTACAGGAAAATCTACTCAACATAAAACCTCTTCTATTAACAACGTACCAGAGTTTACTAAAGCGACATCAGGTTTAGACCTAAACGGTGCTACACCTTCTAAGTATTTAGATAATCCTCCAGTTTAAGTATGCCTTTACTACCTCTTCAGACCAATCTTAAGAGCTTAAAGTACGGAGATGCAGGACCTTATATCGAAAAAGATATAAACAATCCACCTCGGTATAATGTACTAGGTAATGAAGTAACTGCACGAGTAGATGATCTTAGACGAATAAGTAAACTACTTGTAGATACTCCTGGATTAAAGTGGACTTTACATCAAGCAGAGTTAAACTTTGCTTTCAATGAAAAGAAAGGCTTTGGGAGAAAGTTACTCAATACATTAGGCAATACCGCAAAAGTCATCGGGAGTACTTTAGCACAAGTACCTGTTAATGGAACGGGTACCCACTTTGTTATTGGCTTTGGAGGAAATGAATACTTAAAGCAAGGCGGACAAAGAAGTACATGGTTAGATAGGTTTTTAAAGACTACAGCAGGTACTGGAGGAGTAAACGGAGCAAAAAGTGTCTTAAACGGCAAGAATGTAATTCTTGACCATAGAGGTGAAGAAGGTTACAGACCTATGATAGATACTCAGTTTACTGATGAGATTGAGTTTAAAGATGCTCGCCCTATTGATATTGCACAAAGCTACATTAAACAAGATGGCGGCCTACTTGCAAGAGAGAACGGGAAAGTAATAACAGATAATACTGGTTTAGATGGGTATAGAACCCCAAATGAAGGTTTAGATAGGATTGATCAAGAGTTAAAAGTAAACATTGATACTACCT